GTGAAGCGCGTGTCGTAAACCTGCTTCGATCCACTGCCGCCAGGCTCACGAACCTGCGGATAAAGATACTTTGAGGCCGGGTTGCCCTTGGCTCCAAATTCTTTGACGCCGATATAGCTGTAGAGCTTTTGCTTGTCAGCTCTGGTGTAAAAGATCGAGCTCAGCGTGAACGGCACCGGATTCCTGAACACCCGCTGCATCTCGTCCCGGTGCGCTGCCTGCAGCACAGGCCCCAGCCGGTTGAGCGCGTAGCTCATCACGAACGGCATTTGCACCCTGCGGATGATGTCCAGGTTCTTGACCACCTGATCCGCGTCAAGGGTGATCGAGCCTTCGCGCCAATTGCCGCTGCCGGAGAACGTGATCGCCACTGGCGCCTCCTACAAAACCCCACCGTCGACCGGGGCAAGGGCATTCTACGCCGCCCTGACGTTCCGCGCATCCCCCACGTACACCGTCCGCTGCTCCCGGCCCAGCCAGACGGCCGCTCTGTGCCCCTGTACGCCCTGCCAGGTGCCTGAGGCCCATCCAGAGCCCATGAAGACCTTGCAGGCCGCTCCACGGGCCAGGACGGGCCAGCTGGTTGGTGACGATGCAAGCCGAGCAGCTTCAGATTCGCGGGCCATTTGAGGTCAGGAAGGCAAGAACCCAATCGTACCAAGGGTTTAGAGGCAACGGCAGAGGCAAAGGGAGCCCAAAACCCTTGCAAACACTAGACTGAGGCAAAACGGGTCAGATCCGTATACCAGCCCCTATATAGGCCCCTATATACCCCCTCTTTTACCCCCTTATTTTTTTACTTCTCTTGGATATAGGGGAATTAGGGTCCAAGTAGAGATAGCAAGGGTTTTGGGCTCCACTTGGATCCGTTTAGGGTCCAGATTTGGGTCCGGAAATGGCTTGGATCCGGACCACGACAGGGATCTCACCATTTCAGGCTGGGGGGCAAATCGAGCCCGATCAGCATGGCCCCACGCGTCTCGGTCTTCCGCTCGATGCGCAGCTCGGGGAAGATCGCCTGCAGGCGGTGCGACAGCAGCCTGATGGCCTTCACCGGCGGATCGCCGCTCGGATCGATCAGCCACCGACCGTTGGCGTCCTTAAAGCCCTCGGTCTCGTACCACGAGGTCAGGCGGTTCCAGACTGTCAGCAGCGGCACCTGCGAGTCCTCCTTCCAGGAAAGGCCCACGTCGTCGCAGAAATCCCAAAGGTGACTTCCCTTGCGACGGACGGCCCGCATGGCTTCGCGGCCGCTGTCGTAGTTGATACCGTGCTCCACCGACAGCTTCAGGCCCTCGAGGAGCCAGTTGAGGAAGGCCGGGCAGATGTGGCGTGAGATGAATGCCGGGTCATCCTTCAGGCGGGGATCAGCCTGAACGTGGTGAGGTTTGCTGGGGTTGGCGACGAAGGTTTTCTTGAACTGAAAGACATGAAAACGAGTCTCGATTGCAGCCTGCTCACCGGTCAACGAGGGCTCTTTATTGAGGTTGAAAACGAACTGACAGGAGGGCACGAAGTTGGACTCCTGAACGCCCTTGACTTCCCATGCCAACTCCTCACCAGAAATGGCACCTTTAAGCGCCTGCAGGCCATCGATGTGAACAAATTGGCTGTTCTCTGATGACCAGTTGATGGAAGCATCGCGCAATGGCGCGAGGGGAAACTTGCGGCCCTGGTCGTACTGCCTGAAATCAGCGAGTGTGCAGGATGCGAAGTTGCGGGCACCCAGGGTGTCGCGCAGGGCGGTGCGGATGGTGTCCTTGCCGTTGGAGCCGGAGCCGATCATCAGCATGGCTCGAGGGCGACCACGGACAGCGCGATAGCGGCGCAGGTCGAGCGATGAGCCGAGGATCCGCTGCATGGTGTCGAGGTCGTCGGGTTCGACGGCCGCCAGCAGCTTCCACATGTGCTCGGGGTTGGCCTTGGGGTCGTAGTCGAAGTCGGTGACGTAGGTGAAGGGGAAGGAGGGGGAGTGCTCTGAGAAATCAATGCGCAGCTCGTCGCGATCGTTCCAGTCCCAGGTGATGACACCGTTGCGGCAGTTGATCGAGTTCTGAGGGTTGGCTGGAGTGTTGCCGAGGCGCTGACGGAACCAGGAGAGGACTTCGTTGACGAATTTGGGTTTGGCCCAGTGGTGAATAATCTCGGTCTTGTCGTGGTAGTAGAGACGCGAGAGGTAGTCAGCCACCTGCGGGGTGAGCTCGTCGTCGGGGACGGCCTCGTAGTGAGTGTCACGCCACTGGTGGAGGATGCCGTCGACGCAGATCCACTGGGAGTCCTTGAGCTGAAAAATCTCACCGAGGGCAGCGGTGAGGTAGTCAGAGTTCTTGGAGTCGAGGGGGATGCCACCTTCGGGCTCGGATGCACGTGTTGGCATGGCCTTGGTGGCAGGCACCAGGTCATCGACGATCTCAGGGGTGGGTCGCTGCGGCTGCGAGGAGGGCACCTGCACCGCAGTTGTATCGATGGTCCGCGCCCAGCCGTGCTCCTTTGCCCAGTACCAGAAGCTGGCGGCCGTAACGTTTGCGCCACCGGAGCCAGCCACCTGGCGGATACCGGTCCACTGCGGGGAGTGGGCCTCCATCATTGCGATGGCGGTGTCCGCAGTGCCGCCAGCCTCCTCGACGGCCTTGACCAGGCCCCAGAGGATGTTGCGGTACATCGGGTAGGTGCCACCACCGGGCACCCGCGCCGGGATTAAGCCGAGGGCCTGGCGGATCTCATCGACGGTGTGGGTTTTGTCGTAGCGGAACTGGCGGGCGTGTTGCAGGCGCTCGTAGACGTACTCACTGGGCAGGCATTGTTCGATGTCGGCAGCGGCGTAGTAGTTCTCGCTGACATGGACAACGCTGGCCATGGCACCGGGCGTGCCATCGGGACGGATGTGGAAGGTGCCCGGCAGCCGCATGACGCGGGAGGGGTTCTTGAGCGAGCGATCGGCGTCGGCGTGCTCCAAGAGGCGCTTCTGGATAACGGCCCAGTGCGCAGGGGTAATGGGGGCTGACAGGACCCAGTAGTTGTGGATGGACTTGCCACCGGTGTCGACCTGAATGGTGGGCTCGGGCAAGCCAAGCTCCTGCCATGCGGTGATCTGCCAGTCCTTGGGGCGATCGTCCCACTCGCAGAAAAATGCGCGGCAGTGGGTGATCTCCTTGTCGGTGTCACCACCGTCATTGATGACGGCATAGATGCCGCGGCCTTCCTGTTGCCAGCGGATGATGTCTTCCTTGTTTGGCGGACCCTTGCGACCTTTGTCGTCGGCCTTGAGTGCGTGGCCGGATGGCAGGAAGGCGCGAAGGCGGAGTGTGCCGGGCGGCTTGTTGAGAGCGTTAAGAAACTGCCGGGTCTGATCGAAATCGAAGTTCATCAGCGCCCCTGCTTCTGATCGGCTTTCATCGCTTCGGAAAGAAGCCGGCGGATAAAAGTGGCGCGGTTTTCGATGCCGGCAGTTTTGGCGTCAAGCCAAGCCAGCAGCTCTTCCGGCAGAAGGACGGGAACTCGTTTCAAGGATTGTGCCTCTGTGGCGCCTCTCATGGTACAGCCATGTGCCTCTCAGTGCTAAGGTCTGCAGGAACCTTCAGCATTTGACATGAAGTGGGCCTTGGTTGATGGGCGCCGCAGCCAGGCGCAGCCTGGTCTGATGGCTGTCTGTCCGGGCTGCGGCGGCGAAGTGCATTCCAAGTGTGGCGAGCTGGTGCAATGGCACTGGGCGCACCGCAGCAACGAGTGCGACCCATGGTCCGAGCCCGAGTCCGCGTGGCACCTGGACTGGAAGAACAGGTTTCCGGCTGAGTGGCAGGAACGGGTCATCGGCGACCACCGTGCCGACGTGTTGACGCCAAGAGGCGTGATCGAGTTTCAGAAGTCCGCGATCAGCACCAGCATGATCCGTGAGCGTGAGCAGTTTTACGGCCGCATGATTTGGATAGTGGATGCGAGCGGTTTTAATCTTGAACGCTCCTTCCGAGTGTACTGGAAGCGCTTCAAAGAAACACACGGAACACTCAGCATTCTTTCTGAGAACTGGGAACAGTACTTTAATGACAGAAATAACTATGCAGATAAAATGTTTAAGATAGAGCCCCACTTCCGCTGGCTTTGGCCACGCAAGAGCTGGTTGGCTGCGAAAAAAGCGATCTTCCTGGATCGCGGCGATGATGACCTGCTGCAAGTCAAGTGGGTCGGTCGTTCTGGCGGCTACTTGATTTGCAAGCGCATGCTGAAGGAACAGTTTGTTGCCGCGGCCTGCAAGGTCACCCCTGGATGATCCTCTGCGCATCCCCCACCGACCGCACGATCCCAGCAATTCCCCCAGCCTTCCGGATGTGCTCGATGAAGTTCCGCTGGGCTGGGGTGGCGCGACCGGTTGCGGTCTTGACCTCGATGGCGGTGAAGACAGCAATGCGTCGACCGACCATGTCGGGCGTGATGGTGATGGTGCGATAGCCGATGAGGTCGGATCCACCGGGTGAGGCGACACCGAACTGCACCCAGCGGCCGGTGCGCGGGTCTGGGAGTTTGCCGGAGTTGTTGCGCCAGAGGCGGATGTCGGGCAGCTGGCCGAGGGACAGGCGGATGCGCTGTTGCAGATCGGTTTCAGCGTTCGCCACGGTTCTGGGCAGGGCTCGGTCTCCATCATGTCCGCCGCGTGAAGTATTTGCAGGCCATCGCGCTGGCCGGTATCGGCTTGAGCCACTTACCGGACATGGCCTTGGCCTTGGAGCAGCAGAACCGCTTGATCTGCACATAGGGCCTGGGCACGAAGTAGAGACAATCGCCGCAGTTGGCGCCGATGGATGGATCGGCGAAGTGGGCTTGGCCGGGCTTTGTGAGGCCCTGCTCCCAGCTGTCGGTGAGGTTGGGGTCTCCAATCATGCGGCCCTCGCAAATTTGCCATGGAACTCTGCTGATGCTTTGCGGTAGGCGGCGTGCGCGGCTTCTAGCTGAGAAAAGCAGCCAATGTGCTTTTTCACGCCGTTGTGCCGAATTGCGACGTACCATTTTTTCTCATTCTTGTGCCAGCAAACTCCCTTGTATCCAGAAGTATTGTTGCGGTTTACGGTTCTATTCCTATTGTTTTCTGCGTACGAAGCCCGGCGAAGGTTGTCAAAAGCATTGTTTAATCTGTCACCGTCAATGTGATCTATTACGTCAGGCCCAGGATCTTCTCCTGTCATCCAGCGCCAAATAATTCGGTTTGCTCTGTATGTAACTCGATTTATCCTGATGCAGAGGTAGCCCGTTTTGGTAAGGCAACCGGCAGGTGAGCCCGCGAAAACGTTTCGAGCGGCTCGCACCTTCCAATGCAAGCCTCCAGTGATCTGGTCGTATTCAAGCAATTCGTGAAGCAGCGCTGCGCTTGGCAGCGGTTTATGCTTTTGCATCATCCGGCACTTCGGGTGGTCACGCTCCAGGGGCGGCAACCCGCTGGGGCACACCAATCTTATCCGACTTCTCATGCTGCCCTCTTTCGTTGCCGGGCAGCCAAGACGTGCCTCGCCCACCCGTGGGGTGATCGCATCCCACGCTTGCGGCCGATCTCAATTAGTTGCTCGAGCGTTTGCGCGCCGGCTTGCTCGCGAGACCGCTGACGGCGTAGAGCTGCTTCATCCACCTCCACCAGCTGGCCGTCGAGTTGTTGAGGGCCTTGCGGCACTGTTTCCCGGACATATACGTGGCCACAGCAGGGGCAAGCAGGAGCTGGAGCATGGCAGGCAAAGCAAGACGGACATTCAGTGGCAGCTGGTGGCTTGGCGCCTGATCGCTTTGGCTTGGCATCCAGAGACCACTCTCGGGGCTCCTGCGGCAGGCCATGTGTGAAGACGCAGCTTGCGTGATCTAAGACGATCAGATCGGGCTTGCCAGCGCATGTCCGCAGACCACGACCTACGGACTGGAGGTACATGGTCAGGCTTTTGGTGGGGCGCAGCAGGATGACGCAGCCGATTTCGGGGCAGTCGACACCGGCAACCCAGAGAGCGCAGTTGCAGACGATGTCGATGGCGCCCTGGCGCAGGCCGGTCAGGGCGTCCTGGCGCTCCTGGCGGGTGGAGTTGCCGGAGATGGCGACGGCCCGGTAGCCGGCAGCGGTGAAGGCTGCTGCGGTGTGCTCGGCGTGGGCGATGTTGACGCAGAAAGCGACAGCCCGGCGACCGTGGGCATAGCGCCGGTAGTGAGTGACAGCGTCACCGATGATCGATGGCCGATCGACGGCTTCAGCCAGCTGATCGAGGGCGTAGTCACCGGCGCGTGAGCGGATGCCGGAGAGGTCGGGCTTGGTGGGTGCGTAGTAGCGGATGGGTGCGAGCAGGCCCTCGGCGATGAGGTCGCCGGTGGAGCAGGTGGGGATGATGGTGTCGAAGAGCTCGCCCAGGCCGCGGCCATCGAGACGGCAGGGTGTGCCGGTGAGGCCAAGTATTGGCGGATTCCCTGCGGCGGCCAATACCTGCTTGTAGGTGTCGGCGATGGCCAGGTGGCACTCGTCGACGATGATCAGGCCGGGCTGCTTGACCACCGGCCGGCGGACAGCAGTCTGCACCGAGACGATCTGCACCGGTTTGAACGGGTTCCGGGGCATGCCGGCCATGATGAAGCCGTGTGGGATATCGGCTGCGGCGAGGCGGCGAGCGGTGTCGTCAAGGATCTCGCGAAGGTGGGCGAGGAACCAGACGTCGTTGCCGCGCTCGATGGCGGATTTGATGATCTCGGCGGCCGCGTGGGTCTTGCCAAAACCGGTGGCGGCGCAGAGCAGAGGCGCCCGGTAACCGGCCCTGTAAGCAGCCCGAACGTCCTGAATAGCTTTTTGTTGACGGGGTCTGAGCATGGTCTTGACCTAAGTGGTCCGCAAGGGATAAATCAAAAAGCCAAGCAATAATAAGCACTTAGCCGGGAATTCCCGTGAAGTGTGAAGAAACGCAACAGGAGAGCGTGAAGGTGCGGGAAACAGCGGTAAGCTTTTGTCCACAGACGCAAGTCAAGCCTATGGGGCTGACCAACGCCGAGTACCACGCTCGGCCAGAGGTATCGAAGAGCGGTCTCGACCAGGTGCGGCGTTCGCCGCTGCACTACTGGAACCGCTACCTCAACCCTGACCGGATCATTGAGCCGCCGACGCCGGCCATGGTGCTGGGATCTGCACTGCATGCGCGGGTGCTGGAGCCGCACCTGTTCGATGACGAATACATCGTGGCGCCGGAGGGCATCGATCGCCGCACCAAGGAGGGCAAACTCCGGTGGGCGGATTTTGAGGCGCAGGCCGAAGGGCGCACCCTGCTCAAGGCTGAGGACGCCGCTCAGATTGAGGCCATGGCTGCAGCGGTGCATCGTCACCCGGCTGCCCGGACAATCCTGCGGCTGCCGGGCAAGTGCGAGCAGTCGTACTTCTGGACTGACGAGGCCACCGGTGTGGATTGCAAGTGCCGGCCGGACTGGCACAGCGATAACCGAAAGTTAATTGCCGATGTCAAAACTACAGACGATGCAAGTCCTCGCGGCTTCATTCGTTCGGTAATGAAGTATCGGTACCACGTTCAGGCGGCGTTTTACAGTCAAGGCATTGGCGCAGAACAGTTTCTGTTCATCGCAGTCGAAAAGAAGCCTCCCTATTGTGTCGCGGTCTACGCAACACCGCCGGAACTGCTGGAACGTGGTTCAAGGGAGGCATTACAAGACCTGCGACTCCTTGCCACATGCAAAGAAGAGAGCAAGTGGCCGGGCTATGGCGATGAAATACAGTCGCTAGTAGTCCCCGACTGGCTCCAAGAAGATCAGTCTGATTCCATCACCGAAATCGAAGGTTTCTAATGACAAGCGACAAAAACGCGCTGGTGCTAAGCCAAGTGAGTGACGGTGTGTTCACCGGGATTCAACAGTTTGAGAACGCGCAGCGCATCGGCAAGGCCTTGGCTTCGTCTGCTTTGGTACCGAAGGAATACCAAGGGCAACAGGGCCTGGCGAATACGCTGGTAGCGATGGAGATCGCCGGCCGCATGGGGCTGAGCCCTTTGCAGGTTATGCAGAACCTTCACATCATTCACGGACGCCCTAGCTGGTCGTCTCAGTTCATCATCGCGATGATCAATGGGTGCGGGAGGTTTTCGCCGCTGGACTACAACGTCAGCGGCGAGGGGGATTCTCTGTCCTGTTTTGCTTATGCCACAGAGCTTGCCACCGGCAAGGAGCTGAAGGGTCCTGTTGTGACCATGGCAATGGCTAAGCGTGAAGGATGGGCGACGAAGTCTGGCTCTAAGTGGCAGACAATGCCTGATCTGATGGTTCGTTACCGAGCGGCTGCTTTCTGGGGCCGGCTTTACGTGCCCGAATTCTTGGTTGGGATGAAGACCCAAGAAGAAGTCGTTGATATTGAAGAAGTAAAAGTAACAGAACAAGCGACTATCGTGAGCGATTTGAACCAGAAGATCCAACAAGAAACTGAACCACAGGAGGCAACGGATGATTCAGTCTGGTGAGACGTACCTGACCCCACGCGAGCTAGCTGAGCGCTGGCGCAATGTCGTCACTCTCAGCACGCTAGACAACTGGCGTTCACAGCAGCGTGGTCCGCGCTGGTTTAAGGCCGGCGGTCGAGTGCTCTATCCAATCCACGAAATCGTCCAATTTGAGCAGCGCAACATGCGCGGCTTTCCCAACAACCCAAGACCAGAGAAATGAATCGCATCACAGCAGAGGAGGCTCTCGCGCAGGTCGGTCGTCGTTCTAGTACGACGCCGCTCCGCTCCGAGATCCTTGATCTTGAGCCAGGCGAGGCCATCGAGGTCGGGTTTGATGAGTACAAGCCCGGCACCATCACCCAGGTGGTGGGTAATCTGAGCCGTCGCGAGCTGTCTCGCCGTTACTCGGTGCGCAAGCGCCGGGATGGGCTTGGCTGCTTCATCATCTGCAAACCCAAAGACAACTGATCAGCCATGTTCAACGCAACACTGACGGGCAACCTCGGCCGCGATCCTGAATTCCAGACCACTCAATCCGGCCAGATGGTCGCGAAATTCTCGCTGGCTGTGCGCCAGCAGAAGAAGGATGCACCAGCTTTCTGGGTGAAGGTGGAGGTGTGGGGCAAACAGGCCGAGTATGTGGCCAACTATCTGAAGAAGGGCGCCAGCGTCTGTGTCACCGGCCAGGTGGCAGAGGAGAGCTGGAACGACAAGACCACCGGCGAGCTGAAGAAGGCGGTGGTGGTCAAGAACGCCTCGGTGGAGAGCTGGCAGGCTCGAGCTGAAGGTGCTGCGCCGGCACCTGCACCAGCTCGGGCTGCTGCCGCACCCACCGGCTATGAGCCGTCCGACTACGACGACGGAATTCCCTTCTGATGCCCAGCGAGCGCACAGCCTGGCTTGCTGAGCTGCGCCGCTGCCACCGGCCTGAGACCATCCTGACGCTGTTGCAGCTGCAGGAGCTCGGGCCGGGGCTTTTCACCACCCAGGATCTGGTGGAGCGACTGGGTGTCCAGTCCAGCTCCACCAATCTGGCGCTGGCGCGCCTCAAGCGTGCCGGGCTGCTGCGGTACGAAGGCTGGTGCAAGAAAGGTCGCCTGATCTGGTGGATCGCCAGTCACGACGACCTGAAGCCCGACCCGGTGCTGTACCCGCGGTGGGTGTTGAAGGCCAATGCTGCGAAGAGCGTTGAGGTATTGTTCGGCCGTGAGCGGGAGGCCGCTCACGCGCTCAGCGTTCACTGGAAGACGATGAGCAACTTCCTGTCGGGCAGGTATGGAGAGTACCGCCTGCTCGGCGAATGGGAGATCAAACAGGATCCAATCAATTACATCACTGGACAACATGCTTACTTTTCGAAGCACCGAGCTACAGCGCGAAATCGAGATCAGTTCAGTTCACGAGCTGCAGCTTGAAGAGGCTCGACGGTTTCACGTGGAACTGACGCTGGCGGTTCATACGATGGATGACTCGATCAGGGAGGCGTACCGGCTTGAGAACGAGGCTGGTGTGCTGTTCGATCGGGACTGGATGCACAAGGCCCGCAAGAAGCGCCGGATCACGCTGGCGTTCGCGACTGAGGCGAAACGCTGCCTGCTAAAGCTTGAGGGCATCGATGGCGGAATTGGTGCGCGCCGCAGCTTGATCGATGTGCAGCGCGAGAAGTTCATGCAGATGAAGCAGTCCCGGATGCGGTCACTGCTGGCGGATGAGCTCGGGCCAGGCGTCTACGAGGAGATCGAGAACGATGCTCACGAGGATGCCGAGGGTGAGTTCAAGGCATGGCTTGAGGAGAACAGCTACCAGCAGTTCTACGTGACATGAAGAAAAGTAACAAAGAGCGGCGGCGGGTCGGTGGTGTTGCTTTGATAGGCCGGTCCGCCGCCCAGGAGGGCAGATGACACTACTGGAGTTCGTGGGAATCGTGGCGCTTGGAGCAGCAGCTGGAAAGCTGGTGTTTCGGCTGCGGTACCCACCAGCCTCAGTGATCGACGTAGCTGCGGCTGCCGAGATCATGCAGAAGAGCATGCGCGAGTCGTTTCGGGCCGGCATGCTCTGCGCGGCTGACATGATGACCCACGAGGGTCACGAGGAAGCTGCAGGACGGATCCGCAAGACCGTCGAATACGTTCAAGCATCCAACGACAACTAACGACATGAATGGATCTGGACCGGTCACTTTTCAGTGGCAGGAGCACCCGCAAGGTGCATTTGGGCCTGGAGTCAGCCGGGCGGCTGATCCTCAAAGAGCCCGACGTTTCACGCTGCTGGTGCGTCAGCAGACAGCAAAGCCGATGAAGGTGATGCTGATGGCTGAGAGCAAGGCCCTGGCGATGAAGTACGCCGCGAACCGCTGGCCTGGTGCTGCGGTGGAGGTGGCGGCGTGAACATTGAAGAGGCCAGGGCCGCCAAGATGGCCTTGCGCGAACGCATCAATCAGGTTCTGCGCGAGTTCACCGACGACACTGGGCTGTTGGTCGAGTCGCTGCACGTCAACCAGAACATGACCATGGACGGCAGCTGCCGCTACTGGGTGGATGTGGAGGTTCGACTGTGACCGACTACCAAGCAACGCCAGAGCAGTGGCACGAACTGGAAAGGTGCAGCCACGGCAGCCAGCCATGGGCGCCCTGCATCCTTGGACTCCGCACCAGGGTTGAGGTACTGGAAGATGCCGCTCAGAAGCACATCGTCGAAACCAGCGCCAACATCTTGGCCTTGGCAAGCCGGGTTGAGGCGCTGGAAGCTGCTGAACGTCAAGCATCAAAGGTCTACCAAATCAGCAAACCGCTGAAACTGACTGCAAAGCAACAGGCGGAGTTACACGCATTGTTGACGCCCAACTCCAAGCCAGCTCCCAATTCAAACCAAGTTGGTAGTTCACTGGTGGGTCGAGTGGCCCGCGCCATTGGTCGAGACGATGAGCCCGTCAACTGGGAGGAAGAAGCCCGAGCCGCAATCCGTGAGATGGCCTTGTGGCTTAACGAAGAACCCTTAGATCTGTACCCCGGCGATCGTGGCATCGTCGTCAACGCTCTTTACGACCAAGCCAACCAATGACTAGCTTTCACCCAGCACCATTCCAAGACTTCTCCACCGAACTGCGCGATCCGTGGCCCGTTGTGGAGCGGCTGCGCATGGCACTGCGCGAAGCAGAGCGCTACTGCCTTGGCGCTGAAAACACCACGGGACACTGCATCACATCCCTTCTTGAAATCCTGCCCAACGAAGATGACTGATCAACGACTCATCTCTCCACCCGCTGAAGTGATCCGCCAATGGGAAGCCGAATGGGACACCAACGGCGCTGCCCATTGCGACAAGACCCTCTACATCGCCGCTAAGGCTGCAACCTGGGGCGCCAAGGCTGCCATTGAGTGCGCTCTCAGGGACACTGCTTCATGCCACTGGCGTGTTGCTGATGGCCCTGAAGATGGAGTGCAGCTCGTCCGCGCCAGTGATCTGGTGGCTTGGGCTACTGCCATCGGCAAGCGCTATGAGGTTGAAGAATGACCAGCCAACACCCCATCACCCCACCGCCGGAGTTGGTGCGTCACTGGTCGCGGTTTCAGGGCGACACCGACCCCGAAGCCCTGTGGTTCCGCATTGCTAACGAAGCCGCCCAATGGGGTGCAGACCAACAACTTGCAAAAGATGCAGAGTGGTTAGATCACAATCTCACCTCCCGCGCTCAGCGCCTGATTGACGAGTTTGAGGAAGGCGAGAGCATTCGCCATGGCATTGCCAGGGTGCTCACGCATCTGGCCTACGCCTTCGACATGGTCTGCGACGGCGAGGGCGAAAGCATGGTCGGCGTTCCAGTCTCAACGCTCGATGAGCTTGCCGCCGAGCTGGAGGCCGACCAATGACTGAACCACCCCTCGAACTAATCGAACACTGGGTCGAAGACGCCATCGATATGGTTCACGAGGGCGTGATCGATCCTCAGACCATTCCCTACCACGTTGCCTTCGAGGCGGCCGAGTGGGGACTCAACCAGCCACGGCAATGAACTACCCCGACTGGATCTGTAATCCCTGCGGCCGCCGTCTCGGTCGCTTCTACATCGATGGCCGGTGGGTCGGCCCTGCCAAGCACATCGCCAGCTACCACCAAGGCTGCTGCGACGTGTGCGGCAAGACTGCACCTGTCACCGAACCCCGCGACCACGGGCACCTGGTCACCGACTGGCAACGCCTTCTGAAACGATGAACACCTACCCTCAATCCAGACTGATCGAGCTGTACCGGGAGCAGACCGCCAACCCGGACGTCGACACTGTCACCCTGATCCGCTGGGCCGATCGCATCGAGACCGCAGCGCAGTTCAATGTGGCGCGCCGCGGCTGGACATATGAGCAGGCCGGCACCCTTGCCGATGAGGTTCGCGAGCTGATGCGGCTGTGGCGCGAGGAAATGCCGGATTGGGTGATCGAGTATCCCGTCGCGGACGGCACTGTGATCAGCCGGCACATCCAGGCGCCCACCTACGAGCAGGCGCAGCAGCTCATCGACTGAAGTCCATCAGCAGAAGCTCCAGACGGGCGATCTCATTGACTGCCTGCTGGAGCTGAAACTGCTGCTGGCAGCAGAGGCGGTAGAGCATGGCCGTGCGCGGGTCCGTCTTGCGTGCGTCGAGCTCGACCTTCCACTTGTCTTCTGGCGTCATTTCAGCCTGTAGCCATCGACCGAATTCCATGAAGCACGATGCAGCTGACCTGTCCACAGTAAGCAAGGGCGTCTGTAGCCATGAAAACCGCAGAGTTCTCTTAAAAAGCACGAGACAAAATGGAACAATCTCTCGACGCTATGAATGCAAAGACTGTGGCCACCGATGGACGGAGGGCAACGTCGGCATGAACAGATCACTTACGGATGAGCAGGTGATGGAGATCCTCGCCTCACCGCGCAACGTCACCAACGTGGAGCTCGGGCTTCGGTATGGGGTTAGCAAGGAGGCTGTCCGCCAGGCTCGCTGCGGAATTACTTACAGCTGGCTGACCAACCGAAAGCCGCACGCAGATGGTATCAGGTATTGCAACAGCTGCGATTTTTACAGCCGCGAAAGCGGTTGCCGCATGCAGTTCCCGGATTTTGAGGAGCTGGGGCCGGTGTTCGCCAGCGAGTGTGAGGCCTATGTAACGAGTTGCGACAAGCCGGCTGCGTAGCTCGGCTGATCACGCGATCATTGGCCTGTCCACCGCTTTTGCCATGAAGCGCCTTCTGATCTTCATCATTCCCGTCCTGACGATCGCCGCGATCGTCCACGAGCACGGCATGCGCTGCCAAACCGCTACTACGCCGGCAGGTCAACTGCCGATCTGCGAATGACCGAACGCCATTACCATTTCACCATTCCACAGTCGAACGTGTTCGACTACGTCACCGCCGTCAGTTTTACCGATGCCAAAGCAAAAGCCTTCGATGAGTACGGCCCCATGTGGCAATACATCGAATGGCTCGACCCGGACGATGACGTTAAACGAAGCGTTGAGCCCCTGGATGACTGTTCGCGATGACGTGGACTGGGACAGCTGCCCGGACAAGATCTGGGATCAGTTGCTCAACCAGGCGCCGAAAGTCGCTGCCATCGGCCGCTTTTGGTTCCTGAAAGGCATCCACCGCGCCATTACCGAGATGGAGCGCAAGGTTGACGGTCAGCCGATGTGGCAGACCAGGCAAGAACTCCAGCGATCAGCGGCTCCGTCCGCTGCATCGCGTGGTTATTTTGCGTGAGAGGCAAGCATGAAAATCGCAGAACTTCGCAAACTGATTGGGAAAGAGGTGCAGTGGGAGGAGCATTACTGCCCCAAGGCCGGGTACGGAATCGCTAGGCGTGGCGTGCTTGTGGATGTACGAGGCCGAAACGCGCTGATTGAGCAGGGCGGCTGCAACGATTGGAAGTGGATTCCAGACATGCGGCGTCTCGCCGCTGCGAAAGAGTCAAAATAACTTATCGATCACCTGAATTCGATCAATGCACCCCAGTGAAGACGACTTCCGGCTGATACCGGAAACCACGGTTTACATGACCACGCGCACGATCAATGCGCTGCTGCGTGGTGGGTATTTTACGGCCGAGCAGATCATGATGGCCGACAGCGATGACCTGATGAAGGTGAGCAACTTCGGCTTGCAGTCGCTGGCGCAGGTGGCTGCTTGGCGTGATGCGCTGATGGAACCCGAGCCAAGGCTGTATCGGGAGACCCATGATGCGGTCACTCAAGCGCTGAACGAATGCGGCAGCTGCATGGCTGACATCGAGGCGGTAGCTGCCATGCGGGTGATCTGGCAGCGGATTGCTCGCGGGCCGTTCACGGCCACCAGGATTCGGCAGATGCTGATGGCGCCGGAGGTGCAGTCATGATTCCAATGGTGCTGATCATCATCTGGGCGTTGCTGCTGGGAGTGGTTTACACATGGTGAGGCGTCTGATGAGCGACAGGGATTACTACTTCGCGATGGCAGGCCGCCCGTTGCCGCCCGGCAAATTCAGTCGATACAGGGGTGTGCAGAAAAGCAACAACGCCAAGAAGCCGTATCGAGCTGCGCTGCGCCACAAGGGAACAGTGTTCAACCTTGGCAACTTTGCTGACGAAGTCGAAGCTGCTCGTGTTTACAACAAGGCAGCGCTAGCGATCATTGGTGACTACGCAATCCTTAATGATTTGTCTGAGTATGACTGACATCCACTACGAATGGGAGCTTGAGGACGCCCAAGGCGACTGGCAAGCCGGTGGCTCTGCCAATGACCTTGAGGCAGTGCGCCGCGAAGGCTATCGCTATCTGCGGCAGTTCTCAGGAGATGGATTTCACAGGCTGATTATCAGACAACACCAACACCAAACAAAAATCATTGAGGATCTGACTTTTGGCTGACCACCCGATCACCCCACCGCCGAAGCTGCTGATCAAGGACCGCTGGTACTGGGTGCGGTACGCCGACGGCGAGTGGTTCCCGGCAGTCCATTGGCCCCAGGCCTCCGGAGGTTGGACCAACGAAGACTGCTGGGAGGACTGGGACAGCAAGGTGGTTGAGTGGCACCTCATTCCCCTGCCGGAGGTGGAGGCATGACTAACCACCCGATCACCCCACCGCCTGAGCTGGTGCAGCAGTGGTGCCATGAAGATGGCGATGAGATTAAAACTTCTCCTCGGTGGTATCAAATCGTGGCCACCAAAGCCGCCCGCTGGGGCGCCAACCAGGAGCTAGAGGCGTGTTGTAAGTGGCTGCCAAAGCTGCCTCCATGGAGCGCAGATGACCTTCGCAGGCATCGCCGCCCCAAGCCGCCGAGCTTGAAAGAGCAGGCGCTAGAAGTAGTAACTGGTTTGGAAAAGCGTTGGGATCTGCAATGCGATCTGACCCTTCTCCGCCGCGCATTGGAGCAACTCGATGACTGACTTCCGAGCACTGTGCGCTGAGCTTCACGCTGCCTTTAACACCTACGCAGTGGATATGAAGCACCATGACTTACTGGAACGTGCCCGCGCCGCCCTGACCGAGCCCAAGCCACCGAGCTTGAAGGAACAGGCGCTTGCTTTGCTAGGAAAGAAAGATGCCCCGGTAATGCTTGGCACTCCTGAATATCGACTCAGTGAGTCAGAGGCCGATACCATCCGCCGCGCACTGGAGCAACTTGATGACTGACCTTTCCCCCGCCGCGCAGGCGGTGCTGGATGCTGCCAACAACAGCAGCGCCTATGGCCCAGAAGATTGCCTCAACGAAGCTCGACAGATAGCCGCCGCCGCCCTTCGCGCTGCTGCGGATCAGGTTGTGCCAGAAGAACCCCTCTACGGGGGAGATCAACGCTGGGAGTACGAGCGTGACGAACGCCAAGAATCACGCAAGAAACTCCTCGCCATCGCCGCCGAGCTGGAGGGCCAACCGTGACCCTCCAAACCGCTCTCCTCCTAGCCTGCGGCTACTGGCTGTTCTGCATCGCGGCCATCTGTGTCCTCAAGAAGATCCTCCCCTGATGCCTGGCTTCTACAACATCCGCCTTACCCGCCCAGACGGCACCACCAGCCTCTGGAAGACGTGGGCCGTCACGGCCACCAACGCTCACTGGACCGCCGCTGAACTTCACCCCGGTTGCCAAGTCGAAGTGCTTGGCCTTGCCCCAGAATGGTGATTCACTCTGAGCAGGGCGTCTGGAAAGGCCAGAACCATCCCTGCTATGGCGTTCACCCCGTCGATCGCGGCCTTGGCTTGGTCTTCCAGCCATGGTGCTTTGACGGCAACTACGTCACCTGGGGGCCTTCTTTTGTGACCCACTCAGAGGCTCTCGCACACGCTCGCTTGCTTGCTGGACACGATGTTTGACTGCCACCCCGCTACCGAACAGCCAAAGGCGGAATTCCTTGAGTACCTCTACGAGCAGTCAGGTCGCGACCAGCTGCCGAAGGGCCATCCGCTGCGCAAGACCTACACCGGCCTCTGGCAAGAATTCATGCGCAACAGCGCTGATGAGGCTCGCGCTGCCTGGTGGGCTGTTCAGGAGTTCGACCGATGATCATTGGCCTTTACAGCCCGGCGCCGCAATCCGGGAAGACCTTTGTTGCAACCGTTCTCACGCACCACTGCTTCCAGCCGGTCAGCTTTGCCGAGCCGCTCAAGCGGATGGCGGTGTCGTTCTTGGTCAGCCTCGGCTATCGCGAAGACCATGCCCTGAAGCTGGTCTGGACCGATAAAGGCTTCATCGTGCCTGAGCTTGGCTGCAGTGTCCGCTGGATCTTGCAGACGCTTGGTACAGAATGGGGTCGCGAGCGGATCGGTGCAGACACTTGGCTGCAGTGTTGGCATGCCCGCGCCAGCCGGCACGACCATGTCGTCACTGACGATGTCCGCTTCCTAAACGAGGCCGAAACTGTCAAGGCCGCCGGCGGCCAGCTCTGGAAGATCGTGCGTCCATCAGCCGTACACGATGGCCGACACGTTTCTGAAGGTGCTCTGGACGACTGGGACGAATTCGACGTTGTCATTGATAATGACAGCAGCATTGAAGAATTCCGTCGCAAGATCGACGCAGCACTATGGCCATGATGCGGTTTCATGCCGGGCGCATGATCCTCAACCTGCAGGATCACGTCTGGCATCTCCGCATCAGGCTTGGATCAACACCAGACAAACAGCTCAAAGCCAGCCTGGAGACAGCGAGCGCCGAAGAGGCGATCTTCAAGGCTGAGCGGATCTACACCGACATGAAACGTCAGCTGAACCGCAAGGCTGACAACAAGCCGCTCTGCTGGCAGTGCATTCACTGGGAAGCGATGAGCGCACAGTGCGGCTTCGGCTGGCCAGAGGCAAGTCAGACTGGTGGAAGATTTGCGGCCCAGTGCTCGGTCTTCAAGGCATGTCCAACCCGGAAGTGATCAGTCGACACGAGCGGGACGGTGGCTCCATCGAAACGCTGGAACCCGCCGGTGGTGGCGAGCTGTACTACCGCAGCTGCGCCAATGGCTACTGCCGGTACTCGAGCGACCTATGGCAGGCAGAGCTGTACCTCGACCACCTGCTGGCACGCTGAATAGTTGGCCGGTGGCGCCGGCTCACGCGCCCGCACGCCTCACCGCTGCCGGCCTGCAGCGGAACGCCCTCTGCCGATTCAGAGGACACTCAGCTTAGGGGCTGGAGTGCTCGGGTGCGACCGTCCGCACCAGTCGGTACAGTGAGCGAGCTATCCAATATCTCGAGAAAGCCAGTCAAGGATCGCCTGTTCTTGCAGCTCGCTATGGAACGGTTGAGACCGATAGAACTCCAGCCAGTCTCTTCCTGACTTAAGCGAATTACAAAAAAGGCAACAGGCAACAAGGTTTCGGCGCTCAGTGGCTCCTCCCTTTACCTTTGGCACAACGTGGTCAAGGGTTGCCGACTTCCCAAGTTGCTCCCTGCAGTAGGCGCAGCGGTGGTCCCATGCCAAGAGGATCTGGTCACGGAACCGGAGCTTTGCCTCCTTCCTGGGGATCAGCTCCGTCTCCGAAATCTGGTGATCCACCTGTTTCCTGGGGTAGGGGAAAGGCATCCAGCTCTAGGTCGACGATGTGCTCGTCGTCTGGGACGAACTCGGCGATGCGCGAGTAAGTGTTGGCGAGGAAGTCCTCAATCGAGTCCTCGTCGCTATGCACCACGACCTTGGCCGTCACTTCGAGGAGGTAGGTCGCCATGAAGCGCCCCGGCAAGGCCTTCAGAGACGGTAGCCAAACGCACTGGTGGCCAAGGATTTCTTTGGGATCACTGCGGGATTGGGAAGTGCGCGAATAGTGCGCGAACGGTTGCAAGCACAGGGCTCGCGACTTAACTTAATTTCTATTAAGTTACTGTTTTGTCTGCTATTTATGGTGAGCGCTGTGGGGGTCGAACCCACGACCTACTGATTAAAAGTCGCTTGAAAAGTCCTCACGGAACTTACCGGCTTTTCATTAAACCCATGAATCATCACGCATATTCGCTATTGCTTTTTACCGCTCGTTCGCGCAGATTCACCCAAAATCACGGAGATCTGCGCGAATGGTGCGCGAATGGATTGCAGATTCGAAAGTCACCGGCCTCGGCATCCTGAGGCTCCCGAGCGGCGTCGAGACCTGGTATCTGCGCTACCGGGAGCCCACCGGCAAGCAGCAGCACCACAGGATCGGCCGGGTTGGCGTGATCGGTCGCACGCTGGCCCGCGAGGAGGCCTACAAGCTGCTCGCAGCCGTTGCTCGCGGTCAAGCGCCCACCAGTGCCCGCCAGGAGCTCCGCCGCGGCCCAAGCATGGCCGATCTGTGCCAGCGCCTGCAGGCCGAGCACTACCCAAAGCTGCGAGCGAGCACCCGCGCCGGCTACCGAAGCATCTGGGATGTTCACATCATCCCAGCCTGGGGCGCCGCCAAGGTGCGGTCGATCACGACGGCGCAGGTCATGCAGCTGCTGCGAAACATCAGCCACACTCAGGCCAACCGAACGCTGGCGGTCCTGCGCAAGGCATTCAACCTCGCCATGCTGTGGGGCCTGTGCGATGCAAACCCCTGTGCCAAGATCCCGAGCAACGGCGAGCGCAAGCGGCAGCGCTACCTGTCAAACGAAGAGCGGGATCGGCTGGTTGCCGCACTGGACGCGATAGCCACCACGCCACTGCGCTGGCGCTTCGCTCAACTGGTACGGCTGCTGATGCTGACTGGCTGTCGAGTTGGTGAAATATGCCGCGGACGGTGGGAGTGGGTCGACGAGCAGGCAGCTGTGATGGTGATTCCCGCTGAGGGTCACAAGACCGGCGGCCAGACCGGAAAAAAGCGTGTAGTACATCTTCCTCCTGCAGCAGTTCGCATCTTGAGAGAACTGAGACTCAGGTCAAACACTGAATGGATTATCGCAGGCGATCGTAGTAGCCACTTGGTGGGCTACCAGAAGCTATGGGAAGAGCTGATGCGCATGGCGCAGATTGACGGCCTGCTGGTACACGATCTGCGACACCATTTTGCTTCAGTCGCGCTCACTAGGGCCGGCCTGACCCTGCCACAAGTCGGCGGCCTGCTTGGCCACGCCAGCCCGCTCACCACCAGTCGCTATGCCCACCTGATTGAGGATGGCGCCAAGGACATGGCGCGAAGCGTCGCCGATCAGCTCGGCCTGTAGTTCTCGTCGTACCAGGGCGACTGCTGATAGGCGGGCTCCATTTCGTCGGTGAGCACCGGCTGCAGCTGACGGTCGATGATCAGGTTGTAGACCGCGACGATAGCCATCATCTCTTTCAAGTGATCGGCGAGCGCCTCGTACTCGCTCTGGCTGACCATGCCGAGGTCGTTGTCCTGATCGGCGTAGGCGAGGAACATCATGGCCGCCTCTCGGGGGCGACCATCGGCAAACAGCTCATAGGCCATCTCGAGGCCTTCGCGGGGACTGAACTCACCAGTGCGGGATGCGAATCTCATGCCCATGCCGCCTCCGCGATGATCGGGAACTGCTGCCGAAAGATCTCGCGGCTAGCTTCGGCAATTTGCCGGTGCTCGAGCTGGGTGCCGGGGTCGGTGCGCACGTCGATGTAGTGCAGCCACGATCGCAAGGTGCCGTGCATGAACAGCGTCGTGGGCGTGCAGAGCGGCAGAATGCGCCGGGCGCATTCCTTGGCAACGCCGGCCTCAAGCATGTCGTCGTAGGCCCGGTAGGCGGCAACGATCGCTCCGCCGGCCTTCGTCATCAGCTGGTCGGCTAGCTCGAGCTCAAGATCGTCGAAGCTGTTCTGCCGGTTCTTGGTGTCCTGGCGCCTGAGCGCAGGGATCTCGGCCGGTACGGTCTTGGCATAGCGGGTGCTGTACTCCTGAAAGCTGAAGCTCCGGTGGCGCAGGATCTGAGCGGCAATGTCGCGCTCAGTTTCGATCTGGACGCACATCGATGCCATCTCAAATGGACTCCAATGCCGGTGCTTGATCAGGTAGCGCAGCAGCCGTGGGCCGGTCTCCATGTTGTCGGCATTTTCCGGTGCCGACACCCGTGCCATCTTGACGATCAAGCGCTCGGCGTCGGGCGTGCAGTGGATCAGTTCGACTCCCATGAAGGCATCACCTGCGAGTGGTTGTTGTAATGTCCCACGGCTGCGTAGGAGATGTCTGGGATGCCAGCCAGCAGATGAAAGACCATCTGGCCGATCTTCATGCCTGGATACAGCGGCAGCGGGTGCAGTTGACGGGCGTTGGAAATCTCGAGCGTGAGCTTGGATCCCGTCCATTGCGGATCGGCGAAACCGGCATGGCTGTGCTCGAAACCTTCGCGTGCCCGGCTGGACTTCAGGAAGAACAGTCCGGCGATGTCGTCGGGCATGTTGAATGTCTCCCAGGTTTCTGCCAGCACCCAGGCGCCAGGAGGCAGCATGTAAGGACTGTCCTTGGTGCAGTCGCTGATGTCGACCCGCACCAGTTCAGGCGATGCAACGGATTCGACCATCAGGTGATTGCCCAGCAGCAGGTCATAGCTAGCCGGGTTCAGCTGCTCAACATCAAACGGCACAATCATCCGCTCCTCTTCGCAAAGGCGGCGGACCTCTCGATCGTGAAGGATCACAGCAGTTCTATGGTGTCGGCCTCAGGTTACCCGTCATTAGCGTCGGGTCCAATTACGTTTTGCGACTGCCGCTGCTCCAGCCACAGCCGCGCAAACTGCTCGTGAAACGTTCGCCGCGTCTCACCAGCCCAGGCCGCCATCCAGACGGTGCCGCGGCCTGGCACGAACAGCTTCCACAGCCCTGGTGCCACCTTCCGGTTGACCGGGTCTATCCATCGGTGCCCGTCTGCATCATCCTCGAGAGTCGCTGCGCTCTCATCCCCACCTGCTTCGCCCAGAGGCTGTCCAGCATCATCTCCCCGCCCTTCTGGTAGCTGCCGGCCTGGATGGTGGCCAGGGTGTTGCGGAACTTCAGCAGGCCATCGATTCCGAGATTGAAGGCCATGTCGAGCAAGACACGCTGCCGCACATCGTTCAGCCCAGTCACCCACGGAAGTCTCGCTTGCAGTTCGGTCCATACCCGGTCGATGTCGTTGCTGAGCAGATAGGCCGACTCTGCGGCGGTGATGCCGCGATCATCCAGGTTGCGACCGACGCCGATGGTCAGCTTGCCGGCGGTGCAGCGGTAAGGCTTCAGCCGTTCGCCTTCATGACGACGGAGTTGTTGGATCAGTTTCTGACGATCGAACATGCCGTGATCTCCGCGGTGGGATGGCTGGTGCGCTGGGGGAGTCGATGAAGTAGGCGAGCAGGGTGCTGAGCAGGCCGGAGCTGACGGTGAAGCCCTTGTCCCATTCAGCGGAGCACTGACCGGAGCGCATGCGCTCGCAGACGGCGATCTGAGCGCCGGCGAGGCCCAGCTGGTAGGCGAAGCCCACGCCGATGCCTGTGACGATCGCCTGCTGCACTGCGCGGTTCATGGCCGTTCAGCGATGATGCACCAACCAGTGCCTGTGCCATCCGGCATCCAGCGTGGGCCGAAATTCTTGCGGCTGTAGCTCAGGCCGGCACCTTTGTTGTTCAGGTAGGTGCCGTTGACGAGATCCAGATCACCGTAGGGATCGTTGACCACCAGGGCATCGCGGTTGAAGCCGATCACGGTGAGCCAGTGGCCACCACCCACGGGATGACTGGCAGGGCCTTTGTGGAGGAAACCACAGGGCACGGGAATGCCGGCCTTGATTTGCTTCTCGATCGTGCTGAAGTTGCCGTTGGTCACAAAGCGAGCCGTGATGCCGAAGCTGGCGAGCGCCTTGATCTGCGCCTGGCTGTCAGTGGTGTCGCCGTAGCGAAACACCCGGCCGAGGTAGGTGTCGTCGCCGTTGGAGCCGATCAGCGTGCCGGGCTTCAGCGCCTCGAGGAGCATGGCGCAGCTGCTCGAGAAGCACATCCGGTGGGCATGCGCCGTGCCGGAGTCGCGCTGGCTGTAGTAGGGCACCTTGATGGGGTTGGTCGGCAACGGCGGTTTGGGTGCCACCGCTGCCGACCAGATGCTGCCGAGTTCACCGGCGGGTTCGAGGGAACCGGGCGGCAGCTTTCCTTCGACCGCGTTCCAGAACGCGATGTGATGCGACAACGTCAGATCGCTGTGCTTGACGTGGTCGGTCAGCCTGGCCATCCTTTCAGGCGCGACGCTTAGGGAAGGCGAGGCGCAGCATCTGCATGATGAGCTGCAGCCAGCTGTTGGACTTGAGCGGGCTCAGCGCGATGAGCTCGGAGCCTGCGGCAACGATGATGGCAACGGCGGCAACGGTAGCGGGGTCCATTTCGGGGGTCATATAGCTCTCCTCAGGCTACTTGAGAGTTGCTGCTGGGGTACGCAGGGTGAGGTGCAAGTGCTGGCCTAGAAAGGAGGTCACGGGTGGCAGCAGCACACCAGCGAGCACAGCGACAAGCAGCACCTGCGCCATGCGGGTTTCAAGCTTGTTGAGGCGGCCGAAAATATCCTTTTTCTCTTCGTCGTCCTTCTGGCCGCGCAAGACAATCGAGGACATCAAGCCTTTGAGCTCGCCGAGCTCCCGGTAGATGTCGTTGTGAGACACCTCTCTCTCCATCGGGCCTCACGTCGTCCGAGTGATGCTAGCTATGGGGTCATCGTCGAAAGGATCGCGCCCGCCGGCGAGGATAGCAAGGGCACGCTTGTAGTAGTGGTTGTCAGTTTGTCCCACACGCTCCATGTGGTCGCGGATCTTGCGCCAGTTTTCGAGCGTGTCGCGGTCCATTACCGGCCCTGCCCGCGGAGGGGCTTCTTCCCACGGCGCCGGGGCCGGCTGTGTTGGCCGAACCCCTGGCTGGTGGTCTTGGGCGGCCCCGGTTGGTGATCGAGGCGCGCGGTGCCGGTCTTGGATCTGACGGCCATCAGCTAGCCCAGGGGAGGCCTTGGCCGGTGACGGGCTGGCGCTGCTGATCGAGCTGCTGCTGGAGTGCGGCCTCGATCTCGGCGACCTTCTCCTCGCCGAACTGGGATTTCACCCAGCTGACGCAGGTCTCCTCGCTGAGATCAGCGAAGGGGATCATGGCGTCGGGGTCAGGAGCCTCGAAACCGATCGACCCATAGGCGCCTGCGCTGTAGGTGCCGTCATGCGCCGAGAGCGTCCAGTGCAGGGTGGTCACGGCGCCATCAGCAAGCTGACGGTCCATGTTCGCGATCGCCCAGGTGAAGGTGGTGGTGGTCATTCTGCAGGAGCCTCGGCGGTGGTGAGAGAGGCCTGATAGGCGGAGATTACCTCAGGCGTGTGGAGAATGCCGGCGATCGCCTGCACGCGCGGATCTTCGCCGCTGGTGTCGGCGCCGGGGGTGATGATGTGCCGGTGGAACTTCTCGGCGATCACCTCGCCGTCCTCGAGCACGCGCTCGCAGACGCGGACCTGCAGGTGGCTGTAGGGGCCCACCACCTCGATCTTGTCCACGATGGATTGTTTGGTCAGTGCCATCCGATCAGGCCTCCGGTCTGATTAGGGGTGAACGTAGGTTAAACCTCAAAGCAGCCCGAGATGGAGATCTGCGCGCTGGTGTCCATCGGGATGGTCGCGACAGAACCGCCACCGGTCGGCATCTGACGAAGCGCGATCGTGGTGGTGTTGGGCGATGAGAACGCAGCGCCAATGTTGCCAGCGGTCAGGGCAACGCCGCTTAAGATGGCGCTGTAGTTGCGGTTCATGTTGGTGGTGTTCTGCACCGTGAAGGGCAGGCCGTTGATCTGCAGGTCGCCGGTGCCGGTGTGAGCGGTCCAGCTGAGGTAGAGATCGAAGAACACTCGGTTGCCGATCTTCGTGTAGCGGCCCGCCTGCCCGTTCGCCGCGTAGGTCGCGGCGCCCGCGGTGGATGTGCCCACGATGGTCGGCGTGAAGGTGCCCTCCTCGTAGTCATCCAACGCATTCGCCGCCGCGGTGTCGCCGCCGAACTGGATGCCGGGGCTGCTGGAGGAGAGCCGCACGTAGCCGTCGCTGGTGATGCGCAGGCGTTCGGTGGGCGATGCGGCGCCGTCAGCAGTGGTGCTGAAGACCAAACGCCCCGGCATGTCGTTGGTGCCGGGGGTGCCGTCTACTTCGGTAAGAATTCTTGCAGCAGCTATCGGAGCAGTGCCATCAGACCCGCCAAAATAAATCTCGCCCAACGTATCATTTACTTGAACAACCGTTTGACCGTTGACCGTCCCCGAACGAGACTTAACAAAATCTACTCGTGCTCCAAATTGATTATTTACATAGCAACCAATGACCTGGGGAGCTGCCCCGCCAGCAATAGCTACTTTGTCAACAGCAGTGCCAAAAAACGTTGTAAGCGCCGTGCTCGTCCCTACCAGCATCCTGCCTGAGGAGTCGATGCGGGCTTTCTCAGTGCCACCATTCGCAAAGATGAAGTTATTGCTGGCGAAGTAACTATCAGCGGTGCCACCGGAGTAGAAGTTCCAGCGGCCGGTTCCTGACGGAATGTTGCTGAAGAAGCCGTAGTTATTGGTGGCGCCTATTAAGCTAGCAGCAGCAAAATATCCGTATTGGTTTGTTACAGCGGATCCAGCTCCGAATGTGCCTTGTGTTGCATTAAAACAACGCAAATCACCAAGCGTGAATGCTGCGGCAGCAGTTTGTGAGGCAACCGCGTAATACGAAGCCTGAGTGATTACATCTGATTGAATTACGCCAGCCGTATAAATACTGAAAGCGGTAGTGCCTCCGCTGATATTCCTGTTTACGCCAAAGTTTTCAACACCGGGGACTGTGCTGATACCTACTCGGCCACTGGAATCAATCCGCATCCGCTCAGTGCCGCCCGTGGTCAGGGAGAGCGTGTCGGCTCCAGGGGAATAGATGCCGGTGTTGGTGTCGCCGCTCACGTACAGCCCCGGCGACGCAGCCGAGCCCGCGATGATGCCGAGCGCGCCGGTCATCACGTCGCCCGCCACATCCACGAATTCGCCGGCCTCGCTGCGCCAGGCCGTTCCATCCCACACCTTGAACACGTAGCGGCTGCTGCTGGTGTCGAGCCACTGTTCGCCCACGCTGTTACCGGCCGTGCCGCCCACTGCTGGCGACACGTTCGGCGCGGTGGTGCCGACATGCACAGGGCCAACCTTCACTAGGTTGCCGTTGCTGTCCTTGAAGAACAGGCCGGGGCTGGCGCTGTTGGTGTTCACACCCAGCTGGCCGTCCGACATGTTGCCGGGCACGGGGCGCTTGTTTGCGGTGCTCGAGCGCAGGTGCTGCAGTGCCATTCCTTAACGCCTCCTTGAGGCCGGAAATTATGGGTTCAGGCTAGCGGCAGTGTTCAGTAGGTCCCGTCGTCCAGATCAGCAGTGACGGCCACCGTGCCATCGCGATTTGGCAGCGTGATTGTGCGATCGGCGGTCGGATCTGCGCAGGTGAGCGTGGTCTCGAACCCGTCAGCTGTGGCGCCCTCGAACACGACGTTCACGCCAGTGCCGAGCTCCAGCGTGCCGGTCATGGTGCCGCCGGCCTTGGGCAGCGCCGCTGCGGCAAGGTCGTAGGCCGCCTTCACCGCAGTGGACGTGGCCGCCAGCACTGAACTGCTGGTGCTGGTGCTGTCGCTCAGCTGAACGATGCCGTTCAGCGAGGTGGTGGCTGATCGGATCGTCAGCGCTGGCGTGGTGGTGGCCGTGGCGACCGTGAGCGCCGCGGTGGAGCTGGTCACCGTAGTGACGGTGCCGGCGAAATCATCGCCCCACTGGAGGCCGGTTGCGGTGGCGCTGTTGGCGCGCAGCACCTGGCCGTTGGTGCCGACAGCCAGCTGGCTCAGGGCCGTGCCGCTTGAGGCAGCTAGCAGGTCGCCCTTGGTGTAGGAGCCGAAGCCGGTGCCGCCGCGGGTCGCCAGCAGCGTGCCGCTGGTGATGTTGGTGGCATTGCGGCATTCGTTCGATACCTCCTCGAGCGCAGCCTGCACGTTGGTGCTGCCGAGGCTGGCGGCCGGAGTGAACCCGACGTTCGAGGCAGTCTGCGCCACGTAGGTCGAGCTGACATCGATCTCGACCCAGTTGCTGCCGTTTGAGAGGATCAGGTCAGGCGGTGCCAGCGCTACAGCCGGAGCAGGGCTGACGCCCGTGCCGCCAGTCGAGACCACCACGTAGTAGCTCTCATTGATCTGCGAAGCTGCCGGCAGCGCATTGCCCACGCTGAGACCGACCGCCGTGCCCTCGGTGGTCACCGTGGCGATCTGGTTGGTGGTGGCGTTGTAGGTGCCTGCGAAGATCACCGAGCCCGCGCTGATGCCGATCGGCTGCCAGACGTTGCCGTCCCACATGAAGAACGACTTATCGAGCGGGTTCAGAAAGATCTGCCCGATGTAGTCGGCAGTAGGCAGAGATTCGCCCACCTTCGCCGTCGAATAGTTGGCCAGCTTCATGCCGGTGATCGCATCGTCGGCGATGTAGGCGGTGCCGAAGGTGCCGCTGTTGATCTTGCTGGTGTCAAGCGAGGGAACATCGCTGGCGCTGAGGAGTGCGCCGGCAGTGATGTGACCTTGCGCGTCCACCGTCAGCTTGGTGTAGGTGCCCGCGGTGGTGCTGTTGGTGTGGTTCAGCGTGCCGCTGGTCACCGACAGGCCGGTGCCGGGGATGATCGCGCCCTTGGCCACACTCGTGGCACTGGGCAGATCTGCTGCCGTCAGGGCGCGGAATGTTGGCTTTGCGTCAACGCCACTGGCCGGGCCAGCCCACACGTAATTGACGCCCTGCGTGTCAAGCCCGACCGTGATGCTGGCGGTGTAAGGGTCGGGGTAGGCGACCGCAAAGGTGAGCGGCGTCGAGTCGTTGAAGGTCAGCAGCGAGCCGAGGCTGGCCTGCCGCACCCAGCTGGTGCCGTCCCAGGTGTATTCGATCGCCGTGTTGGTGTTCAGGTACTGCTGGCCGATGAAAGCCCCAGCTCCTGATGGCGCGGCAGCCGCCACCACAGCGGCTGAGTTGTTGGCCAGCTTGACGGCCGACACGCTGCCTTCAAAGATCTTCCCTGTGGTCACGGCGCCCGTGCCGAGCTTCAGCTCGGTGATCGCGCCGCTTGCAATCGTGGTGGCGAACGACCCGGTGCCAGCACCCGTCACGTCACCCGTGAGGGTGATCGTCTGGTCGCCGGTGTTGGTGCCAGAGCTGGTGCCGCTGTGGGTGCCGGAGAAGGTGCCCGACTGCGTGGCGAGAGTGCCCAGTCCCAGCGTGCTGCGCTGGGTGGCAGCGTCGGCATCATCGAGCAGCGCGCGGCCGGCCGCGGTGCAGGTGATCTCCTCGACATCGCCCGAGCCCGAGGAGCTGCGGCCGAGCAGCACGTTGCTGCCGCTGGTGTTCTGGATCTTGGCGTAGGTGACGGCATCATCAGCCAGGGCTGCGGTGCCGAGGTTGGAGGCTTTGGCGGTGGTGACAGCGCCATCGGCTAGCTCGCTGGTGCCGATCTGCCCGGCTGGGATGTTCTCGGCGCGCACCTGCAGGGGCACATAGGCGCCGGCCTTGTAGATCGACAGCGCGTCGTTCGTGCTGTTCAGCCAGCCGCGGCCTTCGTAGTTGTCGGTGGTCGGCGCCGCGCTGCCGACGAAGATCGATGAATCCTCCCCGAGCTTGGCCGCCGTGATGGCGTCATCAGCCAGAGAGGTGGTGCCGAGCTTGGTGGTGCTGGACTGGTTGAGCTTGTCGAGGTCGATCGACGCCAGATCGATCAGATCGAGGCCGGCATCCACCAGGTCCTTCGCTGTGACCTTTTTGGTCTGCGAGGCCGAGATGTCCGCAATGGGCAGCACGTCGGTGGCCGCCACCGAAGCCTTGGGCAGCGCCGTGAGCTGGGTAATCCGCTGGTCAGCCAAGGCTCAGCCTCCGTGGGCGCCACTGCTAGAACCCATGTTAGTCCTCGGGTTCTGTCAGCAGGAAGTTGAGGGACTGCTCCAGCGTGATCTTGTCGTCGTCTTCCTTCAGCACGTAGCCGGAAGGCTGGCCGACCAGCAGACGGATCTCGCCGGTGGTCACAAAGTCAACGGTGCAGTTGATGATGTCGCCCGCAGTGACTTGCACGCCGGCCTTGGTGACCATCGCGGTGAAGTCGTAATACACCGAGTCAACGGTCTCATCGACGCTTTTGTCGGTGAGGTAGAGCGCGCAATCGAACTCCGAACCGATGTCGAGCCGGTTGATCAGCTGCAGCATCAGCAGCGGGGTCTCATCGACGCCGGAGGTGGTGTAGTCGAAGGCGCAGGCGATAGTGCCGCTGCCGGAGAGCAGGCCGGCTGAGTAGAGCTTGCGGAACTTGTCGCTGAGGCTGGTGCTGTCGATCGCCTCGCGGTCGGTGGCCAGCGTGTACTCGACCACATTCCCGAGCACGTTGGACGTGGAATCCTTCACCGAGACCGTGATCGGCAGAACTGGCGCGGCGAAGCTGGCGAGCGGTAGCTCGTTGGCCCGCACGTTGTTGACGGCATCCAGGAAGGTCAGGAAGAACCGCAGGCCGCCGGCCGCGTTGACGTTCACGTAGGCCGAGATGCGCGGACGCCTCACGCTGTCAGACCAGGCGGCATCGGCGAAGCAGACCAGCCCGCGCGCGTCGGTGGTCGCAAGCTCCACGCGATCACCGGTGATCAGGTTGTCGAGCGACGAATCGAAACTCAGGCGGTTGAGGGTGATGTTGACATCATCGGGGCTGATCTGGTCGGCCAGCTCACCCATGCTCACCGAGCTGCCCCGCCGGAGCCGCACGTTGCCCTTGGTGCCGAGGAAGAAGGTCATCCGATCACGCCGCCAGCCAGGAAGTCTCCATCAACAGTGAACTGGATCGGCACCACCACCAGCTCGCCGGTGCTCACGCCCACCTGCGCCGCGGTGATGTAGGCGAAGAACTCCAGATCGTCGTTCGCGGCATCGCTGACCTTGAGCTTCAGCTTCACCCGGTCCGCCTCGGTGACGGCGCCCACCTTCTGGATCTTGCCCAGCAGCGCGGTGAACTGCGTCAGCGTGGCCGACTCGCCGGCCTCGAGGCGGTAGTAGAGCAGCGTGGCCGAGCCGCTGGCGCTCTTCAGGCCTGGCGTGAACGTGCTCGCGGTGCTGTCGATCGCGGTGGTGCTGAGCAGCTCCACGCTGGCCTCAAGCGACCAGTCGCGGATCTTCGCCACGGGTTTGTAGGTCACACCGTCCCAGAACTCCAGCTTGCCGGTGCGGCCGGTGTAGAAGCCCATGAACGGTGGCCCAGTCTGAAGTCAGGCTAGCGAATAGAGAACCCACTATCCGCGAAAGCAGCGATCAGGCTCAAGGTCTGGCCATCCGAAACGATGCACGGATGTTCGATCGCTCTCACGCTCACCTCGCCTTCTTCATCCATCTGCACTTCCGTTACCCGGAATACCCGCTGGCGGGTGACGGTGGTGCCGAGCACGAACAGCCGGCCGGCATAGGGCGCCAGATCAGCAGCGATGCCACCTGAGACAGTGATGCCGGAGAGGCTGATCACGTCGCTGCCCGACTGGTAGACCAGCGCGCGGTAGCCGCTGCCGTTGACAGGGCCGCCGGCGATCGGCGTGTTGAGCGCGCCGCCCGCCTCGATCACGCCGGTGGTGACCTGATCCCACTGGTTCTGGCCGATCGCCACGTAGATGTAGGCGCCGGGCTCAAGCACGCTGTCGGTGGGGAAGGTGGAGAACTCGATCGCGCGGCGAACGTGCCGGCGTTGGTTGCAGAGCAGCTTGCCGAAGCGGATCGCCTGGCTGCGGTTGGTGACGTACTGGGAAAGGTCGAAGGTCTGGCGCACCGAGCTCGCCTCGACGGCATCGGCGCGACTCACCTCCACGCTGCGGTTGCGCGGGAACACGCCATCGATCTCGGTGTCGCGGTAGATCACCGAGGCGATCAGGTCCTGCACGTTGCTGCCGAAGTCGATGAACTCTTCCTTGTAGGAGTCCTCAAGGATGTTGCCCTGGTTGAACAGGGCCGAGATCGTCACCTGCCGTGTGATGTTGCCGGCGCTGTCGGTGGGCACGGCCGGCACGAGCGTTTCGCGGCCACCTACGCGGCCGAGCTCGAGCAGGGAGAACGGCGCCACCTCAGCCCAGAACTGCCGCCATGGGGTTTGCTCGGCAATCACGCCGTCCATGTAGAGCTCGTTCTGCCGGCAGAACTGCTTCGCGAAGGCGAGCGCCTGCAGATCGACGCCGCCGACCTTGGCGAACCGGCCGATGCCGTTCTGCCCGTCGAGGATCGTGTCGAGGAAGATGTCGGGCGCATAGCTGCTCGAGCCATCGGGTGAGGCTGGGTAGGTGCCGTCATTGCGCAGCCGGCGGAGCATCTTGCCCTTCTGCACGAACACCGAGATCGAGCGGAGATCCTGAATGCCCTGGCCGCTGTAGGCGTTGAAGCCGATCAGGCTGAGGCCGTCGTAGAGGTTGGGGTAGTTAGCGAAGCCCTCGGTGCGTTGCTCCGTCACGGCGGTGATCGCGAGCTCCGGCCCCTGATCGAAGCTGAACGTCAGCTGCGTGTCGGAGAACATCGAGAACAGGCCCCACTCATCGATCTCGGAGGGGTTCACGTTCACCGGGGGCAGCTTGCCCTTGCGGCTGCGGATGGTGCCCACGAAGGTGAACTGGCCGCCGCGGGGGCCGGGGATCACGTTCACATCGCCGCTGTTCTCGATGTAGGCGAAATCCGCGAGGCCGTGGTAGCCCATCTCCGCGCCGGTGTCGGCGATCGGCTCAAAGCGGAACTGCCACTTGCCGATGTTGTCATCGGCGATGAACTTCAGTGAAACGAAATTGTCCACGTCCGCGCCACGGCGGATCGCGAAGATGTAGGGCACACGCTGCCAGCTGCCGTCCTCGGAGGCGGTGCGGCGATACCAGACCCAGAAGAACATAGATCGCAGCTTGATGCCGTTGTCGCTGATCTTGTAGTTCTCCATGCTGACCTTGCCGTACTTCTTCGCACGGCCTTGCACCCGCTTGAACACGCGGGCCTTCAGCGCGAAGTCCACCACCCGGCACTCGGTGATGGTCTCGTATTTGGCCTCCTCGGATTTGACCAGACACTTTACGTTGAACCAGTCGTTCCACTTCTCCGGGTTCTTCAGGTAGTTCTGCAGATCAGTGATGCGGTTCTGTTTAGTGGCGATCTGCGAGCGAAGGTCGTCATCCCGCGTCGCCATGGCCGCGGTGTCGAGGTTATTGGCGTTAGACGTTAGCTCGGCGATCTGCTGGTTCAGATCACGCTCGCGGGTGTTGAGGTAGCGGCGCTCCTGTTTGAGGGTCTTGCCGCGGCCGGGGATCAAACCATCGGCGAGGCCGAACTGCTCGAACGCTTTGCTGAGCTTGGCCTGCGCTTTTTTCAGTTGAGTGTTGGTGTCCCTGATTTGGTTGCGCCAGTTTCGGATTGCGTCCCTGTCACGGTTCTCGCTGGCCTTGTCCAGTTCATTCTCAATCTTGTTTCTCAGATCCTTGCGGCGATCCCGCAAACCTTCCACCTGGTTGGCGTAGTCCACCACCTGCGGGTCGTATATCTCCGCGTAGTTCAGCAGGTTGTCGAGCTCTGCCGATGTCCACTTGCGGTCAGAGAAGTCATCGATCAGATCCTTGAGCGCGCGGATCTCTTCGAGGCGCGTAAACGCGCCCGTGCCGATTCCCGGTTTCAAGATCGGCTCGTTCTTCAGCAGCTGCTCGTTCAGCGCTGTGACCTGCTCCTCCAGCAGCACGATCTCATCGTTCGCTTCGTCTTCGTTCTGCTTGAAGTTGGTGGTGCCGTAGTCCTCGGTGGGACAGATGCCGCTCTCGACGCATTCGAGCTTCACGCGCATGGCGCCATCGTCGAGCTCTACGTTCCTGATGGGCTGCGCCACCTTGAACAGCGCGCTGCCCAGCTTGTAGGTGCTGGCCGCGTCGATGTAGCTCGACAGCGAGCGGCGCAGCTCGGCCGCTGCTTCCTTCACGTCGTCGTCGCTGCCGTGGGGAATGCGCTTAAACACCAGCGTGAACACTGCGCCGATCGGCACCACGTTGCGGGTGTCGTTCAGTTCGTCGCTGGGCCAGTAGCTGCCCGAATCCTCGAGCTCCACGCCGAGCTCGGCCTCCTGCCGCCGGCCGTTCTCATCGCGGTCGTAGAAGTTAACGTTGATCGGGATCGGCGCGTAGACGCCGCAGCGGGTCATCGTGCTCGGCGAGAACGCCTGGCTGAAGCCCTCCACGTAGGTGTTGCCGATCAGGTTGGCGCGGTAGGCAAAGTCACCCGGCGCCTGGCCGTCGCGCGTCGGGTCGCTGGTGCTACCGGTGGGGCGGAAGATGTCGGCATACTGCAGCGGCCGGTTGTGGCCGAAGTAGGTCCAGTTCTTCGTTGCCGCGAACTGGCGGATCGGGGTCTGACCGAAGGCGATCCGTCCCGCGGCGATCTGCTCGATCCGCGAAGCGCCGATCGCCAGCAGCATCTGCATGAACTGGCTCGAGCCCTCGCTGTGAACTGAGCTCCACAGCAGCGAGGTGGCCACCCGCACGCCGCCCGTGGGGTTGTCCTCCACGTTGCAGTAGGCGAGGTTCACCGTGTCGCCGTACTTCGCCAGCTCCTGCTGGCTGTTAAAGCCGAACCGCGGGGCGAACACCTGATCGCGCCGCGTGCGCTGGTTCTTCTGCTCCAGTTCTGGCTTGGGGGCCAGCAGGTAGGACGCCGCCTGCAGGATGATGCCGACCACCACCAGCACGATCGAGACCGGATCGCCGCGCAGTTCCTGCAGCTTCTCCTCGCGCGAGCGGGTGAAGTCGTGCTGCACCGCCAGGAACTCGAGGTAGTCCTCCTCCGAGACTTTCAGGATCTCGATCAGCTCGTGCTCGTAGGGCAGCAGCTTGCGCGTCATCGATCCATCCAGAAGTAGTGCCCCACGCCATCGGGCAGCGGTGCCTGAATCACATTCTGCCCCGGCCCGATGAACAGCACAGGGCCGCCGAGGTGGGTGCCGAGCGCTGCACCGGCGCCGGCCGGCAGCAGGGCCACAGCGCCGCGGCGAGGCGCCTTGAGACGGGTGCCGTGCTCACACAGCCAGCGCGCGATCATCGACCGCGGGAAGGCCTCCTCGGTCCAGTCGGCATAGACCCATTCGAACTGCTCGCGGTAGCTGGGGAGCCCGAGCCGGTCGCGCACCTCGCACACCAGCTGGAAGCAGTCGGTGCGGCCGCTGCCGTCGCCCGGCCGGTGGCCCCAGCCGTAGGCAAGACCCACCAGATCGTTCATCGCAGATAGAGCTCCGAGTTGAGCGGCAGCGGTCCCACCATGTCGCGGGTGAAGCTGCGGCCGGGGAAGCTCGAGCCCACGCTGTCGATCGCCGACCTGAAGCGCAGCTCGATGGTGGTGTCGCTGAAGCTGGCGCCGAGCCCGATGTAGAAGTCGGTGACGGTGTTGGTGATTGTGCCCGCGGCATTGAGCCAGGCGGTGGTCAGCGTCAGCTCGCTCAGCCGGTTGCCGTCGCCGGCCTCCACCAGCACCAGCGCGAAGTCCACATGCGGGAACAGCACCTGCAGCTGCGCGTTCTCGCCGTTCAGCGTGGCCAGCGCACCCTCGGCGCGGAAGGGCGCGAAGGCGTAGCTCTCGCTCTGCAGCGAGGCGTTCTGTCCCACGAAGTAGTTCTGGTAGCGATGGGTGGTCCCATCGGTGGTGCGCAGCTTCAGGAACTGGCAGATCCGCAGCTCAGTCATCAGAAGTCGAGCTCTCCGATCAGCTGGATGCTCACCTGGCTGCGGCCGGTGTAGACCGACTGCACTTCAGGGGCCGCGGCGTATTCCCACTGGATGCTGTTCGGTGCCTGGATGTAGCCGCGCAGCGTGTCGCTCATCCCGGCGAAGATGTCGGCCGGCAGCGTGAACCGCTCAAAACCGCCCGAGGTGACGGTGTAGTGGGCCAGCAGCTGCGCCGTGATGGTGTCGCTGATGTTGTCGTAGCTGAGCTGCAGCTCGTAGCCGGTGGCGCGGTTGCCGAAGCTGCGCTTAACGGTGGCGCCCGACAGCGCGCGGTAGACCTTCGTGGGGAAGGTGCCGAGCTTGAAGGCCCGGCTGGTCGGCTTGATCCTCGGGAACTGGTCAGCCATCAGCGCAGCCCCACACGGGAACGAATCGATGGGCTCTGCTGCAGTTTATCGAGTGTCATCGACATCCCGCGCTTGGCACCATCACGGGAGGCCTGCCGCCGGGTCTGCGCCATCGCAGCCTCGAGCTGGTCGCGGCTCACGTATTCGACGCCGCCGATGCTGGTGCTCTGGAAGCTCATGTTCAGCACCGGGCTGCCACCGCCCTGCGTCGGGCCTGCACCCATCGCCTCACGCATCTTGTCCTGCCCCTGCAGAGCCACCGGAATGCGCCGGCCGTCTGGCAGGGGCACGTAGGCCTCGGGCTTGCTTCCCTCGCCGTAGAGCGCCAACTGGGGACGGTTGGCGATGCCGCCACGGGCGTACTTCTTCAGGGGAACAGGGCCGCGGGAGGTCATCACGCCGCCTTTAGCGAAGGGGTAAGCGGATCCCGCAAGGTCTGTACTGAATACTCGATCCATG